CGTTCTTCACTGGCACCACATCGTTCCAAAGCACGCAGGCGGAACAGATGACCCTACCAACCTCATCCAAGTCACCGTGGAGGAGCATGCAGAGTTACACTTCGCAAGATACCTCGGACACGGAGAGTTGGGAGATTGGGTGGCAGCGCTTACGCTGTCAGGGCAGATGTCCCGAGCTGAGGCAATTGAACAAGCACGAACAGATTGGATCGCGAGAAACCCCCAACACCACAGCAATGCGGGAAAGAAAGGAGGACTTGCGCCAGCATCTGATCACGCAAAAGCTGTTGCTTCAAAAACCGCCAGAGCTTTGGGCTCAAAACCGTGGTGGACCAACGGAGTCAAGTCAACTCGATCCGACACTTGCCCAGGTGAGGGTTGGACACGAGGACGACGGACAATAACCTACCACCCATTAAAGTCCAAATGAATTTGAGACATGTTTACTTCGACTAATGCCGCTCCCGCCTACGGGAAGCAGTCGGATTGAGTGCTGCCCTCAACAGCGATGTTGAGTGAAAAATCGGGTGAATTGCTGGGATCTCCCTCTGGGACAATCAGCAGCCAAGCCGTTCAGGGATGGACGGAAGGTTCAACGACTAACAGCGTACCACTAGACCAGTGATGAGGCTGACACGAGTGCCCGACACCCCACGTGGGTGAAGATATAGTCTGAACTACCAGGCAACTGGTAGAAGTGAGGGATAAAGAGCCTTCACGGTAACATATTTGACATCCGTTTCGCTGAAACCTTCACCGCAGATCCTTCTGTGGCCATCGGCGAATTCCGTTGCGTGAGTGCCGGCACTCAAGTGGGCACCTGCACCCTGCCGGGTGCAACCCCCACTACAATCCTGGGTGTGAACCAAGCCTTCATCCCCCTGTTCGCTGACGCTCCCGCTTCCCCTCGTCTGGCTACCGTGGCTACCTCCGGTCTGCTGCTCGTGGAAGTGGATCCCGCTTCCGCTCCTATCGCCTACAACAGCCCACTGCTCGTGAACGCCATCGGTCAGGCTTCTGCCTCCGGTACCGCTGTTCAAGCTGACGGCACTGTGCCCACCATCCGCGACATCATCAACATCGGTGGTCGCAACATGGTTACCGTTTCCTTCAGCTGATAATCTGGTTGTTGACTGCTTGGCTGCTCTTTTTCAAGGGTGTAAGCCCAAGCGGTTGCAACCCGTTGAAATCATCTACATCAAAATTACGGAGTACTCCCTCCCATGATGAACCTAGCCCAAACCTATGCGGGCGTCGATCCTATTCTGACGACGCTTGCACAAGGTTTCATGCTCCCTTCCACCAATATCGCGAACTTCATCGCGCCTGTGGTGGATACCCCGACTCGTGCTGGCCGTATCCTGCGCTTCGGCAAGGAACAGTTCGCCATCAACGACTTCCGTCGTGCATACGGAACCAACATTCCGTACGTGCAGACTCGTTACGACAGCGAGCCCTACGCCCTGGAACAGGAAGTGGTGGCTTGGGAACTGCCGGAAGAAGTCATTGAGAACGCCGGCGAAGGTCCTGCCCAGGTTGATCTGCGTGCGATTGAAACTCGCAACGCAATGTCCCGCCTGATGAACGCCTACGAGAAGACCGTGGCTGAAGTGGTGACCGTGACCGGTTCCTTCAACCCTTACGAGCCTTACAACGGCGTGCCTGGCTCCCAGACTGGCCTCGGTTTCGAAACCTTCACCCAGTTCCAGACCTCCTACGGTGCCGCCGCTGGTGCCGCTCCTTGGGGCGACCCCGTGTCGAACCCGATCGAGGCTGTGCTGACCCTGAAGCGTAGCGTGTCCTACCAGATCGGTATCCGCCCGAACTCGATGATCGTGGGCACCGCGATCTTCGACCAACTGCTGACCAACCAGAGCATCCTTGAGCGTATCAAGTACACCACCGCCGACTCGATCGACGTGGACATGCTTGCTCGCTACTTCGGCCTGGAGCGCGGTATTCGTGTGGCTGAGGGTCGTTATCTGGCCGAGAACGGTCAGCTGCTGCCCGTGTTCCCTGAGAACGGCGTGCTGCTGTTCTACAGCCCGAACGGTCCTTCTGACGCCGTGATGCCTGCTGGTGGCGCCAACGCTGCTACTCCGGCATTCGCTTACACCTACCAGCTGACCGGCACTCCTGCCGTTCGTCCTGAGTACTACATCCGCGAGCGTCGTGTGGTCCGCGCTGAGATCACCGTCGAGCGTGCTGTGCACCCTGTGGGCCTTGGCACCACTGGTCTCATCGGTTCTGGCGCGATGATCACCGACATCCTGGCCTGATTTAGGCTAGTAATAAGGAGGTGATCCCATGGCTATTCTGCGTCCACTGACAAAGGCCCAGTACGAAGTGTCCTTCACCGCCGCTGGCGGCCCGACCTTCACTGCGGTCTTCACCGAGTTCTCGGGAGTTCAGGACTCCAGCGACTCATCCACCTACGCCAACGGCACAGGTAACCGGATCTACCACGTTGTCGGTCCCCGCACCGCTGACGACATCACACTTGGCGCTCCATACGATCCAGCCCAGTTCAAACCCTTAGAACAGTTTTGGATCGACTACAACTGTCAAAAGATCACCGTGACTGTGACACCTCGCTCCTGCGACGGTCTCCAGTCCGGTCCTGGTGGCGGTCAGTACGTTCTCTATGAGTGCCTGCTGACATCCATCACCACCGCTGAGGTGGCTCGCGACAGCGGCGACGTACAGACCATCGAAGTTTCGATGACATGTAATTACTGGGAACGCACCTGATCCGATTCTCACATTCTGCCCCCGACGGTCTCCGTTCGGGGGCTTTTTCATGGGTAAAACTCGACCAACAGAACTGTACACCTTCGGATGGCGAAGACTACTTTCAGCTCGGGCGTGATCGTTACGAGCCAGTGGCTGAACGGGGCGAAGCAAATATATTTTGACGGTGCCGATTTGGATTGGCACTACCCCCAATTGGGTCTGGACTCGCTACTGTTCAGTGGTCCCAATGGTGTCGACTCTCGCTATGTGACACTCGCGGGTGAGCAATCGGGTTGTTTCAACACACCGCCTATCTCAGGCGCCAAAACCGTAACTGGACCGTGGAATTTCGGCTACACACAGTCCGAGGGTGCCTCATGTTTCGACCTCGGTATTCCTCAGAACAACCCTCTGAACGCCCCACTGTCATTCACGACAAATACCAAGTTCGAGTACGCTGGGGGTGTTGCCAACCCCACTTTCGACCAGAAGTTCAGTTCGATGGCGGACGCCGATCTGGTCACCGTGTTGATGCTGAAGGAGCGTCTCAATCGTCTCTACATCGACAACGGATTCTACGCTCGTGCGGACTCCCCCTGCAATAACTACGCTGGCACACCTGCCAGCAACCAGTGCCCTGTTGGCTGATAAGCTATGCCTCGTTATGCTCCGTTACCGGCGGTAAACATTGACCCTCGGACTGAGGCGCAGCTTGTTAACGAGGCTGCGAAAAGGGTCTATGATGCTTCGAATGCCAAGCTGAATGATTTCAGCGCAGGCAACCCCCTCATGGCCCTCCTCGAGGGTCAGGCCTTCGCTCAGGGAGAATTCCTATTCTGGGCGAACCAACTTCCTCAGTCGATTCTTATCGAGTGGATCGGTCCGTTCCTTGGAGCCATGCGGCGTCTCGGAACACCGTCCACCACTCGTCTTGTGGTCAACATCCAGCCTCAAGGCTTTCAGAGTGTCATCCCAGCTGGGACCATATTCTCCACCAACGCCAATCTCACCGGTGGGGAGTCGCTGGATTTCGTAACGACCCAAGATCTGGTCTTCGCCGCGAATGAGAGTTCGGGCCAAGTCCCAGCGTCGTCTGTACTGGTGGGCACGTTCAATAATGTGGCACCGGATACGATCACTCAAGCGACATCGCTGGACATTCTCGTCGAGAGTGTCACTAACACGATCGCCGCGGTCGGTGGCTCTGACGTTGAGACCCTTGACGAGACGCAGGAGCGTTTCTTCACCCTCATCCGTCGTCGTAATCCGGTGTCAGCGCAGGACTGGCAGGATGTGTTCGAGGATCTGTTCGGTGTCGGCACATTCACCGCGGTTCTCCCAAACCGGTCGTCCCAGTACAACTACGTGTGGCTGAATGACTACATGGGAGCCAACGGGCACATCTCCTTCTTCTTTCTCAATCCTGACGGCTCTGAACCCACTCCCGAGCAGGTGAGTAGGGCACAGAATGTGGTGGACTTCTCAATCCCCCTAGAGATGGAGGGGCACGTCTACCCGATCCAGCTGAGTCAGGTCCAGTACGAGATCGATCTCTCCTACGATCCCACCGCCGATTACGCCGGTTTCCTGAAGACGTTTTCGTTGGGGATCCGCGACGACCTGTTCTCCATCCTGACCCCTGGTTCCACATTCCCCGCCGACTACGATCCGTCAGTGGCCGATGTGAACTCGGCACTCATTCAGACTTTCCCCGCCAACACGAGATACTCCGAGCCGGACATTATCGGCTCACGTGCGTACTCCACACCCGTCGGTGTCGATCCAACCGCGGTGGTCTCCACTCGTCTCCTCGACTTCAAGACACAGCTGGAGACGTTCTCCGTCAACGATCTCCTGACTATCGGTGATCCCGACTCCGGACAGACTGAGGCCGCGTGGCCAGTGGTCCAGGCCTACACACCGTACAGCTCCAGTGAGACGGCTCAGGTCCTGTACAACAATCTCGCCATCAAGAAGATCCAGAAGTGGCAACCTGGAATCTACACGCAGGGCGACGTGTTCAGGAATCCCGATGTCGAGAATTCACTTATCGTGGTACTGAGGAACTTCGAGTTCTCCGATCCCTCACTCCCACCCACGGGCTTCATCCTCGACGGAACACTCAGTGCTCCGAAGGATTTCGTTCCCTGGCAGGTGGGCTCACAGTACTACGTGAACAATGAGTCGACGGGCTTCTACGATCCCGACGTCATCGCGATGTATCAGGAGGACGGCGTAGAGGGACTGTGTCAGAGGCGCTTTTTCGAGCCTCCAGGTGATGACAACCTCCAATATCGCATCGGGTGGTACTGCTTCGTCGCCTCGGCCAACTTCGTACTCCTCCCGTCCACCAACGACACTCCTGGTGCTCAACAGGCTGGAGTGGTGGGCAATACTCAGGTCTCCCTCCCGCTTCTCAAGAGTGGTGGGACCTACGTGGCCGGAACGTGGGTGAAGACCCCAAGTTTGGGTGGTGGTCCTGACGCGGTGATTGACCCTTACTACTACTACATCAGTCGCACTCAGGGAGTCGTGACTAAGTACGCGTACGTCAACAACACCTTCACCTTCCTCCCCTCGTCCGGTGAGACCCTCAATGAGAGTTTCGAGACACTCATCGCACGTGGGATCATCAGCCCGATCAGCGTCGCTAACGCACTCATTCCACAGCCTCTCTTTCAGTACACACCTCGTTTCGGCCCGCAGACCATCGTCAGCTACCGCCGTGACGCCATCTCGCCGAACGAGTACTACTTCTCCCTGACGGGATTTACGCCAACGTCCCAAGATCCGACGGTGTTGGTGAATGACGGAGTCATCTCACGAATCGACACTTCGGACGCGTTTAGGGTGGAGTTGGAACGCCAGATGATGCCTGACCCTCAGACTGGTGAAGCAACACTCTGTCCCGCCATCCCGATGTTCGTGTTCTCTCCAGGTGACACGACCCTCTTCCGGGAGCAGAACACCGTCATCTCCTACACCGCCACTCAACACTTCACTCCCCTCTTCACACCGAACGCCTACATCGCCTCCGGTATCCTCATCCCCACTGAGGGGAACAACAACGACGCCATTCCATTCTTCGTCTCCACCGAAAGTCGGCCACACGAGGATCTCGTCCTCTCGGAGGATGGGAAGAACATCTATCGGGTCACTCGCTTCTTCACCGCCAAATCGCCCGTGTTCAATTGGGACGGTCAGGAGGTGGTCGACACGGCACGTCTGGAGGAACTCAGTGGGAAGCTCCTGCGTGTGGTCTCCCGTTTTGAGTGCGAGGAGCACATCACACCACCGGGCGGAGAAAACACGTCAGCGATCAAACTTGGAGTCGCCCAGATAACTCTCCGTGCGGCCAACGCTCTCGGAAAGAGCACCACATTCGTGTGGGAGAACACCCAGTTCAACTCGCAAGTTCCCGAGCTCTCCTACGCCACCGGAGGGAAGGAGGTGTTTGAGCCCGTCTCCTACGGTGGAGGCACTCTAGCGTTATGAGCCAGAACCTCACACCGGTAGCGAACTCCGAGGGGATCTTCGGCGTCAGCCCCCAACTAAACACCTCACTCACTCCAAATCGCATCAAGTTGCTGTCGGAGCAGTACAAGGCGGTCGAGGAGCTAGTGCCCCAGCCCACTCAGTGGAATCCGGTTGGGCGGCCCATCTACGGGCGTCTGCCGGCCGCCTCCGAACAGTACCAGCTCGACTTCTTCGAGGAGGGCGGTCGAGGCTACGTCCTCATTCCTCAGGGCAACGACCAGTTCGGTCCAGGCTCGCTGTACGTCAATCAGTCGGAGGATCGCGACGTCCTTCTCATCGAGAACGGTGTCATTGTGTGGGAGGAGGGGACGACTCCCGTCCTCAAGACCTTTGTCGATTTCAGGGAGTTGGGAGTCGAGGACGGGCGCTACCTCATCTGCTACCAACTCATCTACGACGACGCTCCACAGGCGCTACCATTTCAGGTGGAGGACTACTGTCTCGCTGGCCTAGACTTCAACGTCAATGATAGCGCCTCAGCCGTATTCAGTAGAAGCGAGGATGTGGCCAATCCATGGCCGTTCCCAGGTCTATTCATGTTCGCCACATCGGAGGAAGGCCTCGAGTGGAAGAACTACATCGACATCGTGAATCGGACGCCTGGAGCTCAAGCGGGCGTTCAACCCGGATTCCCAGACTACGAACAACCGCTTCTGAGTTGGGTGTCGTGGGAGTCCCCTATCCCGTGGAAGCTCGACACCATCAAGGTGAGAACGACTCTCACCGCGAACGTTCCAGCCTGCTCGCTACTCCTCGCTTCCGAGGACCCAAATGAGGAGTGGACAGTCATTCAGACCAATCCCGCACTTCTCGACAGTGAGGGCTACTACTGGGAGTTTCAGACCGACTACATCCCTCAGACCAAGTGGAGACTGGACTGGGGGACCGTGAAAAGGGTGAACGCCTCCAGACTGACGGTCTCAGGGCTTCTCTATCTCCTCGCCAAGCCAAGCACGGAGAGGGCGCGCGCACAGCTCGCCATCTACCCCACTAATGTCGTCCCTCAAGACGAGTCGCTGTGTCGTCTCGCCGTCGTCAGTGTCGACAACTACCAGATCCCCTACCGTCCGAGTGGGGAACTGTGGAAGGAGGACGTTCGTGAGATTATCAATAAGGACTACGAGCCAGTCGCCGATTGGCTCACCCTATATTGGGACCGTTCACTCATCAAGATGTGGGAGGAGGTCAGAGCCTACACCCCAGGCTACATGGCGCCGCCAACCCTCCTCAAACTGTCGTATGACTTCCTTGAGGAGTACGGGATCGATGTGACAAACACCCCACCCTACTATCCTCCCTCGCCTCCAGAACCCTCCGAGGCTCTACTCTTGGGCGCCTCCGTCTTGCTTGTTCCGCCCATCCCCATGGAGAGCGCACTACAATCTGCCACAGTGTCCTTCACGACCGCCGATCTATTCTCACCCTTCTAAGTATGGCTACCCTAGTCTCAACATCAGTAACGGAACCGCTGGCTGGGTCGTGGCCACAAGTGATGACGATCGTGCAGGAGTTTGACCAGCCTGTGGTTGTCAGTGATGACTTCCAACTCGTCTTCTACGCCCGCAATGAGAATCAGCTGAACGTTCCTGGGCAGATGGCATCTAGGCCAGTCCAGTTTGTTCCCACACAGCTGAGCTACACGATGCAGGTCAGCCCATTTGCTGATGGAGCCTTGGGTGTGTTCGCCATCATCGGCGGGATCCAGGACATCTACGGCAACTCAGTCGATTTGAAGATCGGCGATGACTTCGACATCTATAACACGACACTTCGTCCGTACTACGGCACCCCAACCCTACAGTTCACATCACCCACCACCTGGCCTGATCCAAACCTTCTCCCCGGTACCTCTGTCTGCCCCAACAACACGGCACCCGAGTTCCGGATCAAAGTGGGTCCGTGGACTACACCTTTGCCCATCCCAACTAATACTTGGAATGGCGGCAACTTCTACTACTGGGTCAACTTCGCCTTCAAGCCCGAGATCGAAGGACAACCATTCGTTTGGGAGCCACCATTCTTCTACGCGTACAGTGGTTTCGGATTCCCCCTGAGTCAGACCATCACTCCATTGATGCCACCGTATCCCACTCTGGATCAGAGTATTCTGTACAACATCACCTCTTCAGGCGATCAGGGGATTTGGAACACCTGCGGCTGGATTGAGAGCCAGCCCCGTTGGATTGGGCGGCTTCAGGTGTGGTGTTTCGGAAATGACATATTCTCAGAGGGTGTGGTTCCCTGGAACTTCCCAGGCGTGGCGAATCCGGAAGGCGATCTCAGCCCATTCGCTCAATTTGGCTTCCCGGCTAACGCACAACTCCAATTCCTTCTCGAACAGCAGTTCTCCTACGTCGCCCCATAATCAGTCATGAGCAAGCCAGTCTTCAACCCGACACAGTTTGAGCTCAGGAACGAATTGCCGGCGGTGGTTTCGTTGGAGCAGTTCGCTCAGATCTCCCAAGCCACAAGTCGAGTCAATGTTCAGCTGAATTGGGTAGCCCAACTGTTGGGATGGAGTGGCCCTAACTACTGGGATAACCTCCCGTCGACGGTGGCCGAGAAACGCGCTCTCCTCGGTGGCACCTACGGGGTGTACAATGGTTACACGCTTCTCCGACTGAAGGAAGTTAGGAGCTGGGTTCCCTCACTCATCACCGAGAAGAAGCCCAACATCGCCATCGGTCAGCGAGTGATCATCGGCGATCTTCAGGCGTACATCTACAACCTCACAGAGGGTGAGGACTACCTCGAGATCAGCATCGGTTCCCTCTCCGCGGAGATTCTGGCGCTGCTGGAGTTGGGCGCTGCGATCAAGGTCGATTGCCCCCAAAACCGTCCGTTCCCATTCTACCGTCCCGAGCCGCTCGCCAGTGGCGACGCCGACTTTAGGTGCTCCACGGGTGATCTCGTTCGCACCACCCAATTCTACGACTACTACACCCTCATCCTAAGCCCGTTCAGTCAGGATGGGCTTATCCTCGACTTTGTCAACCTCGAGTTCTACGGCGGCTCCTACTACTACTTCGACCGCGCCGTCTACCTGTCTGTCTCCGCTCAGAACTACGCGCCTTGGGTGGAGAGCCAGTGGGTGGAGTCGAAGGGGCTGTGGCAGCTCTACGTGCCACCCGAGGCGATCGGAAATCAGATCCAGATCGTCTGGGATTACGCCGCGCAAAAGAAGAGGACGCTGGCGACGAAGCCAGTACAGGTGGTCGCTTGGGAGGATCCCTCCGATTGGGGTGAGGGAGGACAGGGCTTCAACCCAGTCCTCGACACCTACCTCATCGAGAAGTCGTATAACGTCGCGGGTCTGAACTTCAGCCTCGGTAGCTTCCTGCACCTTGGAGATCTACCTCCCGCTGTCGACAATCCCCTGTGGTTCGATCAGGGCATCAACGCTCTCTACGCCAACTTCAACAACAATTGGGTTGAGGTGGGGACTGGCATCGCCTACCTCTCCCTTCAGAATGAGGCGGCACCGCCACCCTACACTTACGACCTCAAACCGGGTACCATCTGGCAGTCTCCTGCGGGCCGTGTGTTCATCTGGGATGCCGGACGGCAGGCTACGGACTTCTACTACATCTTCCCCAACTCTTTCGCCAACGGATTCATCTACATCGATCCGAGCTATCAGAGTGTTCAGGGACTGTACTACTTCGATCCGGATAACTTCTACATCCACAACCCCAATGGCGTGACCGCCGAGGGATTCGTCTACTTTAACTGTCTCCTCAATGACGAGGGGTTCTACGTTAATGACCCCAACATCACTCAGCCTGACTGGTACGAGATTGGGTTCTTCAACGACTCCCTGTTCACCTCCGTATTCTCACCCACCTATGGCTCGTTCCTCGGTGTGAACGTCGACGGTGTTCCTGTCCCGCCAGTCTTTGAGACGTCGAACTACCGTCTCGAGTGGGACGTTAGGGGCGACTATCTCTTCATCTCCTATCGTTCCACCACCGACGAGGGTGAGACGTTCGTCCCGTCCATCACCATATTCTCGTCGTTCCAGGCGAACGACCAGGTGATCGACATCAGCAATGATTTCGTCGGACGCACTGATGAGATCACGTCGGTGCCCTACAACGAACGTGGTCCTCTCAACAACTTCATCGGGACCTGGGGCAACAAGGGTGGAGCCCGTCCCCTCGACTTCGTCTTCGACGCGCTGGACATCCACGCCTTCGACGAGCGTGAGGCTCTCTACCTCGAGCCCATCGACACACTCGTCAATTTCGACTGGATGCTTCAGCAGGTTTCCGGTAAGCAGTGCTTCGTGGGCGATCAGCCACCACCGGCGGCGTCGAAGGGCGACTACTATTGGAACAATGAGACCGGCACTCTCGCTGTCCTCTACGAGGATCGGGATAAGAATCTCGTGTGGGTGGAGATCAACTACCCCATCTCACCGTGCCAAGTGGGGACCGAGGGCTGTAACTACTTCCCGCTTAAGCCCATCCTCTCCACGGGTTCCTGCGTTCTCGACAACGGGGACATGTGGCAGGATCCAGTCACTCCAGGTGTCGCCCTATACTATGAGGACTACAGCTTCAACGCCACATGGGTCGAGGTCAACTGGAATTCTGCGGGTGGCACCGACGAAGGTTGGCCATTCTCGCAGGAACCGAACACGGCTCCCGACCTGTCCGTTCTCAGGATCTACGTCACTGACGCGTTCATCGAACTCACGCCAGGCTCACCATTCGAGACCGAGGATTTCATCCTGACCTATACCATCGAGCCCCTTCTGTGCTCCTACCGCTTCCAGTATGTGGCGGTGTCGGACAAGGGGATTCAGAACTTCCCAAGTCTGTGGGTCGACACAGACACCACGAGCTTCCCACCAGCCTCCATCACCACTCAAGTCTTCTCCGAGGCCAGATTCTTCCTCGCTCCGGCGGTCCAGAACGCTGGCTCCACACTCCGTCCTTGGAAGACTCGCTCGCTCGAAGTGGCCACCGAGATCACACTGGATGAGGAGATCTACGCCAATCCGCTCGTCTCCGACCTCAATCTTGGACCTGGCGACGAGAACTGGGATCGCTCCTTCGTCCGTCTACCTTCTGAGTACGGTCGCGGCAACAAGGTGTGGAATAAGGCGAAGCTCGCCGTGCAGGATTTCACGTACGGTGGTACAACTGGGCAGCTCAAGGAGATGAAGTGCCCCACGAACGTCATCAAACCCCAGATCTACGAGGAGGTGATATTCTACAACCAGTCACCCAGCGTGGGAACCGTCCTCTACAGCGAACCCTACCTGTTCTCCGACGTCCAGGGCTTCTCAAATCTCAACGAGTACTTTGGGGGACCGACCAATATGACCGGGGAATTCACCATCGCCGACTTCAACTTCGTCCTCGATGATAAGTACGACGAGTGGAACGAGGCCGACCTCAGTGAGTACGATCCACTCCACAACCGTGCTACCCTGGTGAACGGGGACTGGGACGGAGTGTACATCGAGCCCGTCGGTAATCGTCCGCTGACTGGCTTCCTGAATAGGGATCTCCGGGTAAGATCGCTCATCACAGTCACCGCACCTGTGTGGGACGCTAGCATCTATAAGTACGCCCCACTGTGTCCGCAATCACCGGAGTCTTACATCGAGGACCCCAACAACTGTAAGGTCACTTACGCCTACTTCGCCGCGGATCTCGCCGCCGCGGAGGACGGCTTCTTCGACCAACAGAAGGACGTCGCTTGGCGTGACCCTCTCGTGAAGGACCAAACCCTCTACATGTTGAACTGAAATGGCTACTCGCAGACGTCGCACGACCACCACCCCACAATCCATCGTAGAACCCACACACGAGGAGATGCTCGAAGAGGCCGCCGAACGTGAAGCGGCCGCCATGCAAGCCCTCGACGGGCTGATGGAGCATAATGCTGAAGGCATGAAAAGATTGGCCGAAATTGAGGCTGCGGAACGTGAGGAGGTGGCCCAGTTCCTTGATGTGATGGCCGAAGAGACCTTCTCTAACCTCGGGGAGCAGGACTTCTTCGATCCCACACCGCAACCACAACACGTGGCGATCC